CGAATATTCCTAAATTAAAAAAGTATTGATAATCCATACATTTAATCTTTATAGGATTACCGAAAACAAAATCAGTTATAAAGCCTTCAAATATAGTTTGTTCGTTGTAAGTGTCATAATTAGCCGTTACTAATACAGTAGAACCAACGCCGAATGCTGCTTGAGTATTTACCGTGTATTGTGTTAGTTTATCATGCGTTCCATCTTTGTACTGTATCACGCAATTCATAGGCAACGTAATATCGCACTCACTACCTAAAGAGTGGCCGTCATGCTTTTTACTAACGCTGCAAATAGTCTTTATAGTATTGCCGTTAATTGTTACCGTAAGATGTGCGTTAAAATACATACTATGATATTATAAGCGTTTGCCCCGCTACGTTTTCAATTGCTGAAATCTTGAACCCTATATTTGTGCTGCCTCTCGAAATTGTAGGATTAACACTTTCTACAATTATCTCACTTACACCCAATGCGTTTAAATAAGTATTAGTAATATTTAACACACTATCTGGTATCCATATTTTAGTCCACGCTGTGTTGAGGCTATCTTGGTCGAATATCCAAAAAGTACCATCATAATTAATTTCGCCTACTGCATTGGTCTTTCTAAACACACATTCAATCTCAATCTTATAAGGCTCTCTTAATATCCTTTCGGTAACATTTACGCCGTCTAATATTTTAGAATTAACTAATAGCTTTTTACCATCAATTGTTATAAGCGCATCCTTTGGCAATGTTACACCATTAATAACTACTAACGCTGGGTAATTCGTAGGGTCTGCGCCTACATTATTGTAAGTCACCTGCAACTGTGGAGGATTACTTGGTGTACTTTGGTGCGCATTCGGGTTATTTATACTAATAGCCATTATTATTGTGTTTGTCCTTCGTTGTATGCAATATTGTTAATAGCCCTAATCATTTGCTCTACTGCTTCCTCTCCTTTCTGTGGTAACTGTTTGTTATCCGTTGTTGTAATTTTTTGGAAAGCATCTTTAAAAGTAATGTTAATAACTTTAGCTTGTCCTAATCCACCACTTGCACCACTAAGGGCGGAGGTGTTCATTGCTGACTGCGCGGTTTGATTTGCCCCACCTTCACCTTTTTTACCATCGCCCGTTGCGGTTGGGTCTCCTGCGTTTGTTCTTGATGGTAAAAACTTATGAATAACATCTCCAAATTTGAATTTGCTATTTCCTGCTGCATCCGCACCTTTTTTAACAGCATCTACCATTCCCGTAGTAAATCCTGTTGCTAAATCTGCCAATCCTTTTTTGCCGTCCTTTATTGCCTTTGAAAAGTTACCGTGAAAAATATCTCCTATAACATTTCCCAATGTTTGATATCCTAATATTACAAGTTTGATATATTGCAATATTCCGCCCCACAAGCCGCCCATAAATTCACGAAAGCCTTTAAAGTTGTCCCAACAATACATCAATGCAGCTACTATTGCAACGATGCCATAAACAACCCACGTTATTGGTAACGCTAACATTGCAGCACCTAGCCCCTCTGTTGCTACCATTGCAGTAAACGCACCTAATGCGGTATTCGCAAATGAAAATGCTAGTATAGCCTCTTGAGCTGCTGTAAATGCTGCTATTGTTGCATTGATAGCTAAAGCAGCGGTAAATAGCCCTATAACTAAAATAATTTCTTTTAATACGTCTTTATGTTTACGCATCCATTCAATACCTGCTTCAATTGCGTGTTGCGCCCTCATCATTGCTGGCACAAATGCAGCCTGTATTTTATTAACAACCCCCCCTATGGATGCCTGTATTTCCTCCCATCCTTTTTTAGCCATTGCAATTTGTCCTGCATCTGTCTTTGCAAACATTTCAGCTTGCCCACCCGTCTCCCTTCTTATTTCTTTTAATATAATTTCTTGCGCCTCTGTTAATTTCCCTGCCTCTTGTAAGTTCTTAATTTGTTCTTTTTGTTGGTCGGTAAAACTTACCCCCGTACGGTGCAACCTAGCCATACCCTTAATAGGGTCATCCAATGCTATACCTAAAGATTTGGAAGCTTCTAATAAATCACCTTTAAAAAACTTTTGAGCATAATCACCTGCCGATTGCATACCTTCCTCAAATTGCTTCCCCTTTACATTACCAAAGGTCAACATCAGAGCCTGAGCCGAAATGATAGATGATTTTGTAAAAACAGTTACATTGCTCATTTCCTCCGCCATCTTTGAAAGGTGTTCAGTACTTACACCTACTGACCCACCCATTGTTTTCATGGTTTGATTTAAGTCAGTTGTGGCTTTTTGCAACTCATCATAAACGCCTTTACTTTCTTTTATAAATTCGAACCCTTCAAATAAAGCACTTAACCCCAAACCAGATAAAAGCATATTTTTAATGCCGCTAAATGTTTCCGACATTTTTTCACCCATAGATGCAAATGCGCTTTCTGCTTTCTCCACTTCTTGAATGGATTTAGTACCCATTACGGAAATACTTTCGTTTATCTTAGCTAACTGCATAAGAATATCGCCGCCTACATTTATATCAAAGCCATAATCTGCCATTAGTCAGTTTTTTGAAAAGGTGCATGAATAATTTTCAATACTTCGGGTAACATTATTTGACAATCCATATACTCCTGTAATGTCATATCTTCCAACTCTTTGCCGCTATACATCAAAAACGCCCGAAACATTGTTTTATTGTAAAAAACAGCATTTCGAGCGATTAATTTAGTTTTAGCCGTTTCGTGGCTGTAATTTATTTCTTCTAATTCACTTTCAATTGAGCAAAAAAAGGGGTAACTTTCTCTGAAAAGAACCAAAGCCCAAAGTTCAAAACAGCGATATTGTCATTTAAAAATTCTGTCTTATCCCCAACTGTAAAGCCCTTAGCATCGGTAATCAACAATAATTCAATAGCTTTATCTGTCAATGTTGCTATCCCTTCGCTGTCAATAGTAGCCTTATTAGTTCCGCTTTGCTTCATTGTTCCCATGATAGAAAACACTAAGTCCCTTTGTGTTCTATCTGTACGGCTTAAATCCTTAAAAACCGCTTCTTTCGTAACTTCAACTTCGATAATTTCCCCTACTTTATTATCCTTAGTCGCTTCCATTACGGGCTGCTTACTAAGGAAAGTAATTTCCTTTTTGAAAACCTTTTCCATGTGTTGTGTATTTAATTTAAACTACTGCTAACGCTGTAAAGTCAATGTTTCTCATGCTCTCCTTATCCTTAGCTTTTACACTAATTGCGGAAGATGTGAATACTAATTGAGTAAATGTGTAAGATGCTGCATTTTGTAGGCTTACTACTGCAATAGTACTTGAGGGAACTAAAGTTACGCTATTAACGCCTACTGCTGTTAAAATAGCCTGTAATTCACCCTCTTGAATAGTTATCTTACCCTTTACTGCTAGTGCGTTTCCTTTGTTACCAATAGGGTTAACATCACCAACTGAATAGATTAACTCGCCCTCTTGAGTTTCAGTCCAACCAACTTCGTTTACAGTAAGTAAAGGAAAAACAGCCGTACCTGGTATATTCCATGCTACCTTATACTCGGCTGCTGTTATAATTAATGCGTTATAATTAGGCATTTGTTATTGTTTTATAAAGTTGAAACAAATTGAATAGTACCCGTAACACTTCCCAATATTGGAGTAGGTACTATGTCTAACTGAAAGTTCATTGTCTTTGTGCTGTTGAAGTTAGGAGCGGTCAAAATCAATTTACCGTCTGTCAAATCGCCTGTGCCGCCATTTACAACACTTAACGGCGAAATATATTCATCGTAAAATTGTTGTTGAAGGCTATTAAGAACATTTTGAGCAATCGCGCCCGTTTTAGTATCCAATGGCTGATTACTTCCAATTTGATTAATGAAAAAAGCCAACGCATCGGCACTCAAAGCATTTGCTACTCGGTTATACTCTTGCGTACTAAGTGCAAGTGTTGAAGTGGTACAAGTTGCGCCGTCATTCCAATAGAACCCGCTTTTGTTAAACCATGGACGTAAGAACATATATTGTTTAAGTCCTAATTGGTCTATGTCACCTGTGCCATTTGCGTTACTTGGTGTTAAATTAACAACTGGTGCAAACGCTTCTACGCAATAACCCGTGTCTGGAGTAGTGAAAGTTGTGAACCCTGTTACCGCCGTAAATTGTGTAGGTTGTGAATCCGTTCCACTAACATAAGTAACACTATTGTAAACCACACTACCATTGTAAACGGTGTAAACTTTACCTACTGTCAATGTGCCACTTGCTTGTATCGCCAAAGACTTAGTTAAATACGCTGTGTTAGCTACGCTGCCATCTGAAACTGCGCCGAAACCGTGACCGATAGATATTTGTGCAAAGCGTGACAAAGCCAAACCTACCGAACTAACACCGTTAGGTTGTGTTCCTGTTATACATAAACTAATAGAACTACACAATTTTAAACTAATATCACCAATTGTTGAAGGTGTTACAGTTGTACTCATATTGTAGCCGTCTACTATTGCGCTAAATTGATAGCCTTGTGCAAATAGACTTACTTGTGTAGCTTGTAGTGCTGTGATAGTCGCTGGAACATCGGCAGGGAAATCTGTTGCGCTTTGTGTTGCTGTTGGCAATTTATAGCATATACCTATCATCTTAGCTCTATTGCTTGGGCTGCTTGCGCTTGTTGCCCTTACACCGTTTGCAAAGGCTGTACCTGCAACGTATGTAGCCATTGCAGTAGCTTTTGCTACGCCTTGAATCCACAATAATAACCCGTCATTTGTGCCACCTGCATAGAAGTCGTTTATTTGTTGGAATAAAGCTATTGCATTGGTAGCATCGTTAGCAGCTGTAATCCCCAATGCTGTCGCATCTGCTAACTTAGTAAGCAAGTACGGCGTATCTAGTGCGAATGTGCTGCCTATTGCAGTTGCGTGAATAAACATCATCATGACGCCATCACTTGAAGGTGCAACGCCTGTTTGATTGTTTACTACACTAATTTTAATTAAATGTTCAGCCATTTTTGTAAGTATTATTTACCTGCCTTTGCGGTAGGCTTTGTTTCTTTAATAACTGTTATTTCTTCTTCTTCGTCATCCAATGAAACAGTAGGCAAACTGTTTGTAACCGTTGCTATTTTCTCGTCTTTAATTTCATTCATCCTACCATTTTGTAATGCTATCTCTAACTCTTCCAATGTAGTAGGCAACTTGTCTAAAGTGGTAAACTTAGCTCTGTATGTTGGCGGAGTGAAAGGTGTATTTACATACTTTTGAGCGATGTCGCTATTTTCTTTGCTATTGTAAATATTGCCATCCCCGTGAATCCAAACCGTTCCAAACTTCTTTACACTTGCCTTTAATAACTTTAAGTTATGCTCGTGCAGTCTTTCAAATTGAATGCTACTCATGTGTTTTATTTTTTTTGTGGTTACTTAATATTCGTCTTTACCCTATGGCTCAAATATCCCTTTACGCTTGCAGTGCTTGATGTAATACATTGAATTTTCAAATAACGGCCTTGCAATAATGCCGTGTCGGCTGCAAATGAAACATAATTAGGAGTTGAAGCCGAAAGGGTGAAAGTTTTTGTATATGCACTTTGAGCCGCCCCTTTGGGTACTGCGAAATAGTTTACATTGTCGTTACTTTGGAAATAATTGATAGTCAAAGTAGCTGTACCTGCGCCTACTTTTTGCCAATAAAAAGTATGAAATACGTCATTTACATTTAAGTGGGTAATAGGCACTATGTAAGCCAAAGAATCGGTTACTTGCAAACTATCCGTTGGGGTAGTTGGAGTACCACCTAAGTCAATGTATTGACCTTGTTGGATGTTGTTAGCCGTGTATGTTCTTGTCTGTGCGAAAGAACTAGCTGAAATAAATAATAAAGCGATAATTAATAACTTCTTCATTGTTAATTGTTGTTTATAAAAGTTTTAAAATAGCCCCCGACTATTACATCAGGGGCTTAGTTTATTTAAACGTTTGGTGCGCCGTAATTAAGGATAGCAGTACCGTTAAAGTTAGCACGCAATGGAACAATACCCATACGAATATCAGCACTCATTGTATATCCGTAGTTNACAGGGTCTTGAACCATAAACACATCNAGCATACCAATACCCATACCTACTTGTGAAGGTACGAAACTCAAACCTGCACTTATTGCAGTTGATGGTATGATACCTGTTGGGTCTACTACTTGGTTACTTGCAGAAGGGTTAACTATGATTGTTCTACTTCTTTCGTTCAAGATTGTGTTTTTGAACTTAACAAATGTTCCACCACCGTTATCATTTACCCAACGGGTAAGCAATGATTTGGTTTCAGGGTCTTTGTTCAAAGATGCAATCATAATAGGGTCAGCTACTAAAGTAGTTTTTTCTCCTTCTAGTTGCAAGTTTTGCGCTGCATAAAGTTGCTCTAAGTTTACAATGTCATTTAATACTGGTGCAACAAGTGAACCTGCATATGCTTGGTTGTAGTAGAATTTGTTATATGCTGCTGAACCGCCGATTTGAACGGTTTGAGGTAATGTTTGATAACCACTAATACCGCTAGTTGCTACGATTGAACTTGCAGGAACTGTTGATGCAAGTGTATAAAGCAATGTATCGTCAATTGCAGTATTTAACACCATGAACGCTTGCGCCCAACCTGTACCCATTTGGTCGTAACGTAGTTGGTGCATTGTTAATGGTGTCCATTGCATAGGCTGTAACCAATATGGGGTAAGTGCCAAACTAACCGCAGTATCGCTATAAGTATAAACACTAGTGCTAGGTTTATTGCCTTTATATACTGTTGGTGCAGCGGCTATGTTAGCCCAAATAGTACCTGTGTTTGCGCCTGTGTATTGTGCGCCGAACATTGGAATGTCGTTTTTCCAACTTGTTGTTGGGAACAAATTGAAGATAGCTAAAGACAGCCATTCAATCGTATTCAATGCAGGACTAGCTAAAGCAGCATCAGTAGAAGTAAGGGTAGTGCGTGTAGTCATTTGACCATTTGCGCCCAATACAGCAACTTCACCTCTTTGCAATTCGCCCATAATAGATGATAATCCAACTCCACCTTGTCTACCGTTAACGTTGACTTGTGCGTCTTGCATTTGTGCCATTGTGGTGTTAAGGATACGGGTTTTATCAACTACTGCCCTATACTTAGGGTCTGCAATGATTGAACTTAATACAGCGGCATATTCTGAAACTTCATTGTGTTGAACTCCTTTCTTAGCCCTGTCAATAAGTGCTTTGTCTCTTTCGTCAGTTGATGCCATCAACTGTGTAAAGGTCTTACCACCGTAAGCCTTTACTTTAGCGGTAACTACGGGTGCGGTTGCCATTTTATATTCTGTTTTTAATTGTTCAACGGATTTAAGAACGGGCTTAGTTGCGCTGTTCTTAGTTTTTACTTTTTCACCTTCGCCGTCTTCGTCTTCATCTTCGTCAGATTCGGCAGCATATTTATCACAAGCCTTCATAGCAT